GATCTGTATGATTCATCCAGTGGATGAGAAGATCAGATTTCTCAAAGGGAGTGAAAAGAGTTGTCTCTTCCAATCCTTGCTTCAACCATTCGTAGTCTTCACAGCGAAGATAATTCTCCACTGGGACATGACTAAAAAAGATGAGTGCCAATGATAACATAGGATGAACGCTCCGTTCCGCGACTTACTTGCGTCTCATTCGCCATTTGCGAATAGCGAATGGGATGAACGTATATGCATTATAGCATATCTATTTAGCGTTTTTTCTTCCTTTTTTTGGTATTATTCGTAACGCTTTTTAGATACTCGGACTGAGATAACCTCTTCTTATCTCTCCCACGGGTCGGGGATACTTTGTCTTCCATCAGTTCCTTCTTCAGGGACTTCAAAAACTTCAAGTGGGCCTTGATACCATTGATCTGGGTCGGGATAATTTGTCTTGGGGTCTGAGTCATATGAAAGATACAATTCGTCTAGTCCATCTACTTCGGATGGTGTGGATACAATCACTGGTTGGTATTCCTCCTCTTTCCATTGCTTCTTTATTTCTTCTGCCTGCTTATCAACAGAGATCATTTCTCTCTCAACCTTTTGATCTAGCCACCACTTAGCATACCATGGTATCAGGAAATGCTGACACACAAATTTGATGGGTTGCTTTTGTTTTTCAGCCCACCATTCAAACTTCTGGACTTCACTGGGGACACCGCCCCAGCGAGTCTCAAACTCAAAGTGAAAATCCTGCAAATGTTTGCGATCCGACATCCTGTTTGATACCTCCAATAACATAAGATTCAATTTCAGTTTCCTGAGGTGCATTCTGCTGACCCTTACTATTCAACCAGTGCTCTGTCCAGGGCAGTGGATTGTTAGACATGGGGACATCGAAGATCGGTTTGAGACCGATCGACTTCATGCGTCGGTTAGCAATGTATTCAACATAGTGTGAGAGGAGTCTTTCATTAAGACCAATCATGCTGCCCTTGGAGAAGAGATAGTTTGCCCATTCCTTCTCTTCATTAACAGCACTGACAAACATCTGTTTGACTGTCTCCTTTTCCTCTTCTGCAATCTCTTGCATCACGGGGTCGTCTCCTTCCGCCCACTTCTTGAGGATCTTTTGAGTAAGGACAAGATGCTGGCTTTCGTCTCTGGCGATGAGAGAGATAATTTTAGCGGATCCTTCCATAAGTTTGAGCTCACCAAACGCAAACGAGCAAGCGAATGAGACATAAAATCTGATGCCTTCGAGAATGTTGACATTGGCTACAGCAAGGTAGAGTTTACGTTTTACTTCACGAAGAGTGTCTTGAGCAGCAGGGACGCCATCAAGATTGTGCTGCCACATATTACCAGCAGCCCACTCATTCGCTTCAGCCAGGAAGTCATTGTATGCTTTGCATACTGACTTTGCCCTTGCCAATATTTTATCGTCATCTAGCACGGTGTCAAACACTTCGCTAGGATCTGCATACACATTCTTAATGATGTGTGTATAGGATCGTGAGTGGATTTGCTCCATGAATTCCCAGACACCCATGGCACCTTCCAATTCAGGCAGTGAGCAGTAAGGAGAGAATGCCATGCCAGGTCCACGACCTTGCACAGAGTCCAGGAGAATTTGATACTTCAGATTGGAAGTATAGATATGCTTCTGCTGATCGTTGAGAGTTTTATAGTCTGCACGATCCTTCTGCAGGGAAACCTCTTCAGGTCTCCAGAAGTATCCCAGTTGAGTCTGAGTCAACTTATCAAAGTCAGGATACTTATATTCATCATAACGCTGCATCCCTAGGGGTGCTCCAAAAAACATAGGTTGTTTCTTGGTGTTGACTTTCTTGTCGTTAAATACCGTTACTCCCATCTGTGCTCCCATTAGTGCCGTAGTTTGCCTCATAAAATAAAAAAGAATTGATCCGTGGGGTTACCCCCAAGGACCTACAACACTCCAAGTAGGAATCAAATTCCTCTTGGAGCTCTTTGCATAATGTAATCGTGACTTGTCTAGACATTGCAAGCATCACATGCTTCTTCATCTGACGATTCAATCTCAGCGAGAAGGTCTCTCAACCTTTGCTCCTTTTCATTGATACCATCAGCGTCAGACTTTTGGTCGTATGTATTCTGATAATAGGATGTCTTCCAACCGTATTTGTATGTATTCAAAAAGTCAGTTGCAATTACTTGCATAGGGACTTCGTTATTGGGGTAATTCTCTGGATTGTAAGACCAGTTACCACTGATTGCCTGGTCAAAGAATTTCTGCATCACGGCGACGATCTTAATATAACCCTCATTAGAGACCATATCCCAGAGAAGGGTGTAGTTATTCCTGAGAGAATTATACTGGGGGACAATCTGCTTGAGCGGACCCTTCTTTGACTTCTTAATGGACAAGTAGTCTCTAGGGGGCTCGATTCCATTGGTTGCGTTTGACACAACGGAGCTACTCTCCGATGGCATCTGTGCGGACAGTGTGCTGTTTCTGAGACCGTGCTCCAAGATAGATGCTCTAAGACTATCCCAATCATAGAAATATGCAGGTGCTACCAACTCATCAACTTCCTTCTTGTATGTATCGATTGGCAGAATGCCATCAGCATACTTAGTGCGATTAAATGCATCGCAGGCACCCTTCTCCCTAGCAAGTTGGTTGGACGCCCTTAGAAGACCATACTGGAATGCCTCAGTGAGTTTATGGACCTCAGTCAATGCAGGTGCATCATCATAATGATGACCCAGTTTAGCAAGGTAGTGTGCCAGACCGATGAAACCGATGCCAAGGGAGCGACGAGCATAGGTGCTACGTCGTGCAGCAGCAACAGGATAATCCTGATAGTCAATCAACTCATCGAGACCACGGACAGCAAGGTCAGTGAGATTCTCAAGGTCTTCAATCTTCTTGATCTTTCCTACGTTGATAGCAGACAGGATGCACAGAGCAATCTCACCACCATCATCATCGATATGATCAATAGGATCTGTGGGGAGAGTGATCTCCTGACACAGGTTGGACATGTTGACCTTATCTTTGAAGGAGGAGTGGGAGTTGCAGTGGTCGATATTCATAAGGTAGAGACGACCAGTCTCTGCTCTCTCCTTCAGGAGATCCAAGATCAACTCTTGAGCGGGGACAGCCTTCTGAGGAATGTCTGGATCACCCTCGTAAGCCATGTAAAGTTTATCAAAATCAGGAGTGCCAAAAGATTCATACAAACCTGGCACGTCGTGCGGACTGAAGAGAGTAATGTGTGAATTCGAGATGAATCTCTCGTAGAAGATCTTGCTAATTTGGATACTGTAGTCCAACTTTCGGACACGGTTATCTTCCGTCCCTTTATTGTTTTTAAGTACAATGATGTCCTCTATTTCTTGGTGCCAGATTGGGAAGTGGACAGTCGCACTTCCGCCTCGTATGCCATTTTGAGTGCAGCAGCGGACAGTCGCTTCAAATTTTTTAAGGAAAGGGATAACACCTGTGTGTTGAACTTCTCCACCTCTGATTTTACTGTTGATGCCACGGATTCTACCTGCGTTGATGCCGATGCCCGCCCTTTGAGCAACGTAGTGACCAATAGCCATATCGCTGCTAAAGATGCTATCGAGGGTGTCATCAATATCAACAAGGACACAACTAGCAAACTGTCTAAGTGGCGTCCTGACTCCTCCCATAATCGGTGTTGGGATGTTGAGGAGGTGCTTTGAGATTGCGTCGTAGTATCGTCTGACATAATCGAGACGGGTCTCCTTAGGATATTGTTGGAAGAGGGTTGCAGCAATCATGATATACATCTGCTGTGGCGTCTCATAGACATGACCACTGCTACGATCCTGCACCAAATATTTATCTACGACTTGACGCAATCCTGCATATGTAAACAGAAAGTCACGCTCAGTATCAATGAAACTACCGATCGTATTCCACTCTTCTTCGGTGTATGCATTCAGCAATTCAGCATCGTAGACAGCCCACTCCACACAACGAATCAAATGAGTGTAGAGACTGGGTGCATTGTCGGGGTGATCCATATATACCTGCTTGCGTAGTCCAAACAGCAGCAGGCGAGCAGCAACAAACTGATAGTTAGGTGCGTCGAGTGTGATCAGATCGTTTGCAGATCGAATAAGGATCTCTTGAATGTCTTCAGTTTTAATACCATCAAAGAATTGGAGATTAGCATTCATCTCCACTTGTGATTCAGAAACACCACTGAGACCACGACAAGCGTGCTCAACCATGGTGTGAATCTTATCCAGATCGAGACCTTCTACAGTCCCGTCTCTTTTTACAACGCTAATCGCACTCATACCTTTTTCCAAAATGTCAGTTTAACTTTTGCTTCCATACCTTGATAGGTATTATCTTTGACGATTGACTTTACGTCTCTCCCTGCCAGGACCATATCGTTAAGGTCTTTCTCCTTAATTTCTTTGGGGAAGATTACCACCTTGTGTCCCTGGTCGATGGTCTTAGATATCTTAGAGACGATCTCTCTCGATCGCGGTTCGTTGTCGAAGACGAATATGAATCTATGATCATAACCGCTAAGGTCAACATCGCTACCACACATAGCAATAGCGTTGACAAGGAAATGGGAGTCAAAGGGTCCTTCTGTGACATAAACTTCCTCATCAGAATTTACTCTGTCAATACCATATAGTTTAGGTCGATCCTTGTCAAATAGTATTGTAACATATCGTAGGTTTGACTTTGGGGCAAGAGACCTACCTTGGACACCAAACCATCTACCAGTCTCATCAATCAAAGGAATAATAATACGAGGTCTGTCATTCTGTAGATTCTCGAAGTAGTTTGGTAGTTGAGAGTTGACCCACCGTTTGAAACGGTCAGTGTAAAAAAGAGAAGCAAACGATTCCTCTGGGATCTGTCTCTTCTCTAAGAATTCTCTGGCAGGGTGTCCAGTATTTAGCTCACTAATAGGTGTTAGACCTGATACCTTTTTAGCAAACTTTGGTCTTGCCGAGAGGTCGAGAGGTTTCTCTTTAGGACGTATAGGTTTTCGATACTTCTCAAGCAGGTATTCTGCATAGAGATCAGGTGCATGGTCCTTTAGGAAACGATGTACAGACTTAGATATCCCACAGTTGTGGCACTTGTAAAAGTAATCGGCATTCCTAGGAAAGAAATATCCTCGTGCTTTAGACTTCTGCTTTTGCGAGTCACCGCAGTAAGGACACCTACAGTTGTAGGTCCCCCCTTGATGCTTGAATCGCTCCAGTCTAATGCCCGCCTTCTCGATGAAACGGGTATCGACAAAACTCATACGGATCGATGGATCTCTACTGGAGTCATGCTAGCAGTGTTTGCCTTGGGAGTCAAGAAGTTTCCGAAAACATCTGGTGCTTTGAGGATGACAACAGCAGCAACGCCAATCCCCACAGCTATCCATCTAAACTTATACAGATCGTCAATCTTTTTTTCTACTTCACTAAACCTCTCGGTGATTCTTTCAAACATTTTCTCATCATACTTCTGATGATCGTTGATCATCTTGATGATTGCCTGGTTTGCTTTATCACCTTCGTCAAGTCTATTCTCATGACGCTCTAAGATGATAGCAACCTTGTTACTATTCTCTGAGATGGTGCCAACAGCACGCTCTAACTTATCAAGCATCTCTTTAGAGAGATCCTCGTAAATGTCAAGTTTAGATTGCAATACTTCTAATTTGGCAAGACCAAACATCAGTCGATACCCATTGCTCTTTGACGTTTATCCCAATAAAATTTAATGACTTGGTTGGGATAAAGACGGGTAACCTTGATGTGCTTATGATTCTCAGGTCTATAGATTTTCCTGAGCTCAATCATAATTTCAGAGGGCGACTTACCATAGAGGACATACAGTTGCTGTCCATCATAGGTAACTAGGAAAGGCAATACTCCTGCATCTTTATTCTGATACGACTCACCGATGCCTACGTTAGTAATAACGTGACCCTTTGGCTTAAACTTTCTCTTCTTGACCTTCCTACCTTTGCCAAGCAGAGGATCAAAACCTGCAACAGGACCTGTGGCAGCAGCACTACCGCTGAAACCTCCAGTCCCTACGCTCATTGTGGGTGCATCTTCATTCATAAACTAACCAAGATGTCATAAACTTCCATATCGATATCCACTTGCTTGAGAGATCCTTGATTCAATTCTGGATACCTATCCAAATATATCAGAAAGGTCTTAAGAAGCGACCAGTATTCCCTCTCAAGTTTATACATGAGCAACGGAATAGTTGCCTCACCAAACACATTAAACAATACGATGATGTGATTGATAATCAAGTTGGTCCTGAGAGTCCCCGTCTTTAGATACCTCTTGAGTAACCTCTTGAGGTATTTGAATTTCTTCATGTCCTCCATAAAATCATCTACAGTAACCGACTGAGGGTTACTGTAGTGTTTTATAGCAAACAGGAGATGATTCTTTTCGGAAAGACTCTCAAAGTGCATACATTATGATGTCGATACTATATGTATCAGGTGCCGAAGGTCACAGTTGCAACACCATCAGAGATCACTTCTTCCGTGCCACCAGTCGATGTAATCTTGACTCTATACTTGTAGCCATCTAGAGAGTCGTCAGCGAGAGCACTGTAAGCAAGAGTTGCTGTCGTGAAGTCTGCATAAGTGATGCCTGTGTCTGTGTCGGCAGCAATGTTGACCCAACGTGTAGTAGCGCTGGCGGTCTGACGTTGCCACTGATAGGTGAGGGTGCCAGGTGTGCCAGTCGTGCTGGTGGCAACAGTGAAGGTGCCAGCACCAGAAGCGGATGTAGAAGCAGCGGGTTGGGTGTCGATGATGACTGCCGATGCTGCATCTGCTGCGATGGTGTCGTCAGCCTGAGTCTCAGTGCCGTCGGGGTTAGAGATAAAGGCGAGTTGCTCTGCCTTATGGCGTGTATTGCCTGCGTGGTCGGTGTAGGTGCGATATGCCCACCAACCAGGGCTGCTGATGCCACGAGACTTATTCTCGTCTAGACCTGCTTCGGTAGCATCAATGAATACGATAGTCTCGGTAGCGGACCCAGCGCCGTTACCACGGGCAAGACCTGCTTGAGTTTTGTTTGCGTTTGAGTCAGTTCTCCCGTAAAGAGACATGTTTCCTTACTCCAATAATGCGTGGGTGTTTCTAATCTTATTTATACAAAAGGGGTCTTTCGACCCCAAATGTATCAACCCTCTTCTCTAGCGATGAGTGCCTCTTTCACTTTGTCAAAGAGCTCGTCGTCAGCAGTGGTTTTAGTTAGTTTGACTGCCTTACCTACAATCAGCAGGCACAATTCGATGAGTTTCTCACCGAGCTCTGCGTCATCGGGGATCTTTGCAACAGCGGCATCGACCACCTTGTATGCAAGGGGAAGAAGAAAAGAGACCATGATCTGAATCCAATATTGGGCTCAGCTATTTATAGAGAATCGTAGTCTTCTGCACTGAGACCAGACATGTAGCGATCATGATCCTGGGTTTGTTGGATCATACGCTGTCTCAGACGCTGCTCAGCAAGTCTAGTTGCTTCACTGGTATCGATGGTAGTTTCTTCCTTCTTCACCGCAACGTCCTCACCAGGCTCATACCATTTACCATCACCATCAGAGTCCTGCCAACGAGGCTCTTTGGTTTTCTTTTCTTTTGCTTTCTTCTTGGCAGCCTCTTTAAGACTTTCAATTTCCGAAGAAATACTACTTCTAAAACTTTCTTTCATGAGATCTTCCTTTTTTGGGTTGATAGTGATACCTTTTTTCTTGACAGTTTTAAGTGTCGTCTTCTCTCTATCCATTATCACTCTTCCCCCATCATCTCTTTACGCCAGTCGTATTTAGATTCCTCACCCAGACGCTTAGCAACGTAACCGCTTGCCTTGCTAACTGCACGGGATCCAACACCGACTGCTTTCTTCAGTCCTTTCTTCAGTTTGCTAGCGAGACCAGGACCCTTATTCTTAGAAGAGTCACCAGACTTCTGTGCTCCTGAAGGTGCAGAAGGACCAGAGGGTTTAGCAGGCTCGCTGCTACCACCTTCGCTACCACTGGAAGAAGACCCACCGTCGCTCTGGGTGGACTTGTAACCATCTTTGGCAGCAGAGGCGCTGTCCTTTGCAAGATTCTTAGCATGACCTGCTGCCTTGCCAGCAAGTTTAGCAGCACCAACGATACCCTTACGGACTGCAGATGCAGCGGTCTTAAGGGCACCCTTCAGGCGCTCGCTACGGGAGGGGGAAGATCCACCCGAAGCAGACTTATCGGCAGCACGCTTCATAGCGGCGCCAGTAGCAAGGCGATCTTTGGCCTGGTCTCTGCGGCGCTGGGTCTCCTTAGGATCCACACGCTCAACCAGAAGGTCCGTGCCATCGATCATTTCCAGTGCCTCGGTCAGCACTTCTCCATCCAACTCAAGGAGTGCTTCGACACACAGGTCATGCAATTCTTCAAACGAAAGAGTGTCAAAGTCAGGGTCACTCAGGACCTCTTCAAACCAGACATCAAACTCTTCGTTAGCTTTCTTTTTGAGGTTTGCTTTGCGGTAGTCAAGATCGGCACGGGTGCCACGATCCATCTTACCTTGCGACTTGGGCTTGGTCTTACCACCCACGTCAGGTTGCATACCAGGGTTTGCTGCCTTGACTCTGCGACCATGGGTGTATTCAGCACCCGATTGCTTGGAGTCACCAGACACCATCTTACCACCCTGGGAGCGGGAGTCAGCATACTCTTTGTCAGACTGACCATGCTTGCCCTTGTAGACTTCCTCAATGGAGTCTTCCTTGACACAGTTGTTGACTTCTTTGCCACCCTTCATCTTGGTGCCACGCTTCACATAACCCTTCCAGCATTTTGTGAAACCGTTGTCATCAACACCATCCATCTTCTTCTCAATCATCATCTGATGGAGATCTTCGATGTCGATGCCAACCACATCCTCACGTTGGAGGTTGAGACCGATGTCCTCAGGTGCCTTGGCACTCTTAGCGCCATCCTTAGAAACGATCTGGTAGCGACCATCTGCCTTTCTCCCAGTAATCAGGAAGGTGCCACTACCAGTCTTAACTACTCTGCCGATATTTCTGTCGTCACGAGCAGCTGCCTTCTTCTGGGCAATCATATCTCGCTCAACAGGGAAACCTGCATACCCCTCAACGATGGGATCATGATTGTCGAAGACTTCAATTACCTTAGCAGCGCCTTCTCTCAGGTGCTTGCTGGGCAGTTGATCCTCCAGACCATGTTCTATAGCATCTAGGATTCTACTTTGCTCATAGAAGTTATACTTCATGAGCGAGGCGGCAACCTTAATTTCTAACGTCATCGTTACTACTGGGATAGTTTAACTATTTATTACTTGATGGATTTTTGATTCTTACGGAACTCAGAAAACTTCTTGGTCGATTGACCAGGAGTCATATCTTGCACCGCAATTCTATATTTATCAGTGCCAACTTTCCACTCATTACCACTACCATCATCGGCAGAATGATTGGACTGGTCGTTGGTTTCTGTTACATCCTTCAACCATGCACGAAACTCATCACCATACTGCTCTTCCTTAAAGATAATGTAGTTAGGACCACGATAAACAACAGGACCACGAAGACCTGTGTTGTCATGCTCTACTATAGCACCAACCTTAAAGATGTGGTCAAGCATGTAGTGATCACGGAAGGCAGCAAAGTCTAGTTTAGGAGCATACTCCCAGACAGATTCATGGACAGACTCCTTCTTCTTACCCTTCTTGTCGGGTTTTGGGGGAGGAGTCATGCCTGTTAACACGTCCTGCATCAGTGCAGCACTGTGCTTCCTGCTCATCCCTTTGGGCATTCCTGCGTGGAAGGAGTCGTGGTCCCCTGCTTGTGCGTGGGCTCGCATTTTACTGGCAGAGAGATTCTCAATAGGGTCATCGCTATCATCAGCGCGAGCACCTGCAGACTTAATGTTAATCGACTTGAAGTCATAGTGGACACCATTATATTTTTGAGTGAGTTTCTCAAACTCTTTCACTCTATCATCACCCACAACCATTGTGACATGTTGATGTCCTTCGTCATGAAGGTCACGAAGCACATCAAAGATATTACGGTGTGCCTCAGAGTTTTGAATTGCTTTGTCATGCTGGGGGAAGAGTTTCCTCATGTGCCCCACCTTCTGATCAGCAGTCAGGGGATTCTTTTTGTGGTCTTGGCTTCTGCTGGGATAGATTCTGTAGTTACCTGAGTCGCCAGCATGAGCTTTAACAGCGTCCAGTAACTTGCCATGACCAGCATGGGGAGGATTAAACCTACCAAATGTAATAGCGATATGAGGATCTACAGGTTGATTGCTTTTAGCACCACTCTTTCCCTTGGAAGAAGTGGATGGTTTTTTGGTTGCAGATTGTGCTGCTTCCCTGATGAATTCAATAAATCTCATTTGCCCCAGTCTTTCGCTACTGTGAAGTTTGCTCGTGAAAACTCTAGTCTATCAACAAGTTTGAGTGCTGCACCGTCTTGAATAGCCACAAATCCTTCTGGACTCGTAACCTTGTATCCATTCTCGTCTTCCAAGAATGTCCCGACACCCTCAATTTTATTCAACTTATTTATGATCTGAATCTTTGCCTGAATCAAATTCATAAATCCGCTGAGTGCGGAATACATTACAGTTGCATTAGTATTTAGGTATTTGATGCATTCATCCTTCTTATCAGTCCAGTCTTTCTGTGCTTTAGGAGTTTTCTTCTTAGCAATCTCAGCGTTATATCGCTGGGTTACAAAGTTTGTGAAGTCCTGACCCATCGCTCTGCTGCTACTGGGGAGTTTACCCGACTTAACAACTTGGTTGAAGTAGATCTTGAATAGTGCAGGGGTAGAGACAGTGCCCTTCTCGTTAGAAACCTTATCCAGGAATGCTTTACCCCTGTTGAGGTTGCTCTCTGCTGTGTTGATTGTGTTGTTGATCTTATTCAACTCAGTAGATGTCAGGTTTGCTTTGCCGTTGACATTCTGGAAGGTGGAAGAGAAGACTGCGATCTTCTTATTGCCCTGCAGTTTGCTCACGTCAACACCAAACCCAGCAGACATACTCTCAATGCTGCTACCTCGGTAGTAGGTGTGGAAAACAATTCCCAGGTCAGCACTACCAACACGCTCACCCATCTTAGTTGCTGCCTCTACACAGTATGTGATGGTGTTAGGTTTGAATTTGTAGCATCGCTTGCCACCCATCGTGGTCAGGGGAGGTGTCTCTGTGAATAGCAAGTCACCCTGCAACACACCATCAATAGGAAGAGTGCTAAGCATCTTCAAACACATCTTCAGTTTGTCTCGGATGGGATGGTTACCATAGAAGGTGTCGATGTCAGCATTGCTATAGCAAACCTTAGGGTCATTCTTAGCAAACACTGACTTAGTGCCTACAAAGAATAGATCCAACTCAGGGTCGGTGCCGCAGATAATAGCAGGAGCACCATCCCATTTCGTCGTCACCTTAACGTTACTACCACCCTTACCCGTGGTCAGCATGTCACGAAGTGACTTCAGAAATCGAATTGCATTCGTAGCACCAGCAGATCCATTGTTGATGATGTCATCTTCAAGGTGCTCAAGGTGTGTATTCTTTGCCATTACGGTTGGATTCCTACTCGATCGTTTACTGGTGATGATTTGTAAGACTTTGCTCTCAGTTTGAATCTGTCTGTGCTTCTAAGTTGATTGTATGCCTTATTCTCCATCCTGAATTCTGGCATACCATTTCCACCCAGTTTGAATTTGTAGTAGGTAACCTTATTCATAAGGTAATCTACTACGATCTCCCTGTATTGAAGGATCCCATCGTCGGAAAACTTCTGGATGGCGAGTTGCATAATCAGCGAGACCTGATTGTATTTTGCGTTTCTCTTTCCTGACCCACCCAGGCGAGCATCAGTAAACTGACTCTGCTGGTTGAATTGTGGGTAGTAGGTCGCTGCCATGTCTGACCACACAGAAGAGTATTGCTCCATGTGTGCCTCTGTCATAGTGGTGGGTGATGGGTCTGCTGGTATCGCTTGAAGTATATTATCAGGAAACCTGCTGGTGAGGTTGGACTGCTGTGCCAGTAGTCGAATTGCCTTGTAGGTGGACTCTGCCACACTATCAGGTTTATTGCCCAGTGTCCTCAAAACCTTGGCTTCAATTTTCTTTTCGTATTCCACCATGAAGGGATCCCTCACATTGGCGTCCATAAAGTTAACGAGGTCTTGAGGTTTGATCACGTTGGTTGTATTGGACAGCACCTTAACCGAGAAAGGATACTCTCTATTAGCACCATCTTTCAGCTTGAAGTCAATCAGTGGCTCATTACCTGCCTGGGGAATGAAGACACTAGCATTACCCTTGTTTAGATCAGTGAATCCAAGTCGTTGCAACTGACTCGCACCACGCTCAAGCACACAAATAGGTGCCATCATCTCACTAAAATCTTTCTGAATATCCTTAATCACTGCGTCATAAGCAGAGTCGGTGAGGTTTCTGTATGCAGTTACCAAGTCCGCCCTATCACCAGCAGAATGTGAATCGCAATACTCAACCAACTCAACTAAGAAAGTCTTGACCACCGTTGGCAACTCAACCCTAACTTCGATTGCTGTCTTAAGAGCTTCCAGATATGCAGGGTATGGTATCCATCTATCCAATGGAAACCCAAGAAATTTCTGAGGTTTCATATCGAATGTCTGTCCACCAGCACGAGTCTGTGGTTTCTTCAGTGCTGTGACACGCACCCATCCTTCATGCGGATCTCCACAAGATGTCTCACACCAAACAAC